CAGAACATGTCAACAATTAGGCCGTGCGTAAAGACGTGCATCTTAACGATAGTAACGCCGTCGCAAGCCTTGCTGAAAGAGCTAGGGTTGAGCGTCGAAACATCAACCTTGGTCACCTTGGTCTCGCCGGTGCCGTCGGAGATGTTCGTAAATTTCATAATGGCCATACGCTCGCCATCGAACAGGGTTTGTGTTGCTACTGCATCTGCCATCTGTGTATTCCTCAATAATCAGGGGCCACCCGAAGGCGACCCCCTCTTATAACATAAGACTAACGCTTAGTCATTAGCCGTTGTTTGCACGTACTGGTACGTGACGCGGACTTGTCCAACCGTAGGCTGGCCAACGGACGTCACTGTCGCAACGACAGTTCCGTTTGTTCCGATGTTGTCCATTGCAGCAAGCTGTGCCGCAGTGAACGTAGGCAGAACGCGGACACCAGTTTTGGCATTGACGCCGCTTGCGTAGGTGGTCGCACCCGATGCCGTACCGACAGAGACAGTTGCCGAGGTGGCACTGTCGTACTGCGTGAGCACGTCAACGATGATGTTCACAATCTGCGAACCGAAAGGCAAGTAGACTGTGCCGTTTTGCACGAGTGTGGCGTCGAAGTTGATCAACACGGTCTGCGAAAGAACCGCGAGACCGATGTTTGGGCCGCCTGCTTTACCGGCGTTAATGTCGCCGGAGGCAAGTGGGCCGCTCCAAGTAGTTTGTGACATTTAGTTTCTCCTTTAGAGAAGGGAGGGGGACCGAAGTCCCCCAACCCAATTAGATGCCAGCCGTACCGTATACGCCGCGTGGATCGGTCCAACCGAACGCATAACGCTCGGTAGCCTTGTAGCGCATGCTGTCGGTTTCGAAGTCACCTTCCATGCTCTTCTCAAGACCACGACGCATAGCGAGCTTCAAACCTTCTGGCGCATCAGTCTGTACCCACCATGCAGTGGTCGAGGTGATACGCGACAGGTTGGCTTGTCCTTCCGCCAATAAACCCATAGAATTCACAGGGTTCACGTCGTTGTTCGCGGTGCCTGCACGCAGTGCGGACTTCAGCAATACTTCAGCTTGGAACACGTTCGAAGGACCGGAAACGATCTTCTTAGGTGTCAAGCGGATGCGCTTGCCGTTGTTGTCTACTGCGTTGCGGATCTGGATGAGGATCTGCTCAAGCGAGGTCTGCGACAAGTTGGCTGCGGTCGTAAGCTGGTTCGAGAACGTACCAGTTGCGATCGGGTGAGACGTGTTGACCAACGATACGCCGTCGCCGCCTGCATACGCGCTGTTGAAGGCACGGTTCAGGATGTTGGCACCAAGGGTTTCCTTGGTTTCGATCAGCGACTGTGCAAGGTGACGAGCATAGGTCTGACCGATACGGATGTGATCGCCATCTTCCACCAGAACCTTTGTCAATGCAAAGGCAAGGCCGTAGACGCGGTACACGTAGCGCTGGATGAACAGCACGCCGCCGGATTGATACGTGACAGGCATGCCGTCTGGCAATTCTGGCGCGGCACCAAAGCCGAACAGGACAGGCTCTTCGTGGTAGTTACGGGGAATGCCCTTAAACTCTTTGAAGACCTGCGCCCACTCATCAGCGCGTTGATCGTAAATTCCGTTGAACTCTTCGTTTAGGATCGGTTCAACGATCGAGCGGAAGTCTGTACTTCTCATTGGGGTAGCCATTGTTCAAGCCCTCCTTAGTACGCGGCCTTATCGGCGACGTTTTGATGTTCGCTGATTTGGACCTGAGCGATGACATACGTGTCACCCCAGTTGTTGTCGGGACCGGGAGTGATCCCGATGAGGCGCATTTGAGCGTTCGCAGCAGCAGTTGAAACGCCCAACATCATCTGGCTGATGCCGACAGTTGTCGAACCAGTACCGATGGTGGTGGTGTCATACTGCTTACCAATGTCGGCTACGTTCAGAGCGGCGTCGCTCTGGATTTCATAGACGATGGTTGGGTCGAGCGTAGCGTAAGCAACGATGTCAGTCGCTGCGAGCGATGCAGTCCACTTGTTGGACACGCGACGGCGACCGTCACTGTCCGTGAACTCAACGCCTTGGAAGGTGCCGATGAAAGCGGCACCGACAGCGGCAGCCACGAGTGTGCCTTCCGTTTCGCCACCAGATGTTGCTGGCGCGATGCGGACGGGTTGGTTCTGTAGTATGTTAACGGCGTAGCCTGTCTGGATCGTGAAGGCGGTAGGACGAACCACACCGCTTGGTGAATAGACAGGACGTAGGCCGAACGGTTGTGATACCGAAGACATAGCCTTAATCCTCTTGTTAAATGGATGAAACCGTCATCAGTCGAAAAGACCAATGCGCGGGTTATGCTCACGCATTTCCATCAAACCGTCACCTTCGAACAACGTGCTGCCTGAACCTTCTGCCTGTTGCCGCATGATCTCTGCGGTTTCGGCCAGCTTGTTCTCCTCACGTAACGGAGCATCGTGGTGAGCTTCCTGCATAAACCTTTGATACAAGGCTTCGGGCAGCTTAAACGCGATCATCTCGTTGACACCAATCATTCCAGACCATTCGCCTGTCTTGATTGAGGCGAACTCCATGCCCGGCACCTCCGACGCTTTTATCGGCTCGTATCCGAGCTGAATGCGACGGTGGATAGGGTCACGAGGGTTCGTCGTCGTGAGCCAGCACATGTGATATCCCGGTATATTCGGTAGATCAGGTAGTGCGTCATTAAATAACTGCGCCCGGAACATTTCAAGTCGGTCGTCATCAGTCACTTCGCGATTTTCGGTGACCTGTCGGTCTTCCATTTCGCGGGACTGCCGTCCAACACCGAGTTCCTTCTTCAAACGCTCATCAGTACTATTTGTCATGTTGTCTCACTCCAGTTTTCAGCGAGCCGAACTTTTGTCGTAAGCCTGATAAGCCTTGAGCATTTGGTTACGACGCGGAACGTCATCCCAAATACCTGCGTCTATCATAGCTTGCTTCCGTTCGGGTGTCACGTATATTTCTTTCTTAGTCGAAACGGGCGCGTGCTCACGCGTCGTTCCGGTCGGGGGTGCCTTGCGTTTGCTAGGACTTGGGCGGCTTTCCGCCTCATCGTCACCACCAATGCGCGAGGCCACGCGGCGGGTCAGTTCGTGCCAGTAGTCGGCGTCCTTGGGGTTGTACCCCTCGGCGGCGAGCTGGTTGTCGATGACCTTCGTGATGGCGCTGTCCTCGTCACGGCCACTAGGGTCGTACCATGGGTTCGCGTTCATCCATTCCTTTGCGTAATTTACCACGCGCGGGTCAGGGCCGGGGTTGGCGTGTTGCTGGCGGACCTGCTCCACTTGCTGCTTCTGCTGCCACAGTTGCTGCGCCTCGTACTGCGCTTCGTCACGCAGACGCATCGCCGTTGCCACGTCGTCACCGTTACCGGCCTCGACTGCGCGTGCGATGATGGCCTCGGCCTGCTTCACGTCGGCCTGAGCCTGCGCGATGCGTTGGTCGATGGCGCTTACGTTGCTGGCAAGCGTGTTGCCCTCGATGGCAGAGACGCGGCGCAACAGCGCATCGTTCTGCTCACGCAACTCGGCAAGCTCGCGATCGGCGTGCTCCTTGGCGCGTAGCCGCCGCTCACGCTGCTTCTGGCGCTTGACGTTGCTACGGCTCTTGCGGGCGATCTCTTCGTCACTGTCGTCTTCGCTGTCGCCAAGACGCTCGTCACCATCATCGTCGTCATCGTCGTCTTCGCTGTCATCGGTGTCAGCTTCTTCCTGTACAGGTTCCTGTACGGGTTCTTCGCCTTCGATGATTACGATATCGTCTTCGTCATTTTCTGTCAGTTGGTTGTCAGCCATTTACATGCTCCTAGAGGAATGCCTTGACGGCAAGCGGGTCACCAGTGACCTTACCCACCAAATCAAGATCGTTGAAGATTACGACGATGGCCTCTTCTCCATCGTCGGTCTTTACCGACCAACGGTCACCGCCGTAGCGGGGCACGCGGACGAAGTCTCCGACTTCGCACCACGACCCTTCGGGCCAGTGTTCCATTGTGTTGCGGTTCTTGAACGCGAGGCTGCCGATGTCGATGACCTTGGCGACCTGCGTGTTGTAGTGCTCCGTCTCGCGGACGTCGCCTGTCAGGATGATGCCACCCTTCGTCTTTGTTTTGGGCGTCCGTATCTGGCACAGGACGCGCGAGCCGAATGGCTTCACGCCTGCGTCACAGGGTGGGAATGCCTCGTCGAGACCGTCGTAACTAAACTCGACGCTGTTTCCATTTATCTGCATGTGTGCTCCTAAAATTCACGTTTGTCGTCTTCCGCCACCGTGTTGATCAGGATTTCCTTGGCCCGCTGTATCCCAGCGTACAGGCCAACGGCGCGTCCATAATCAAACTCGGTCTTGCCAGACGGCCTCTCCAGCGCCTCAACAGCCATTGCTGCCTGTTCTGTCTCAAGGCGTTGGAGGAGGGTCTCTATTCTCATGCCGGTGTCTTGGGTGACTTAACTGGATGAGGCATGATGCCTTGTGCCATTTTCTTGTGCATGGGCATGGTCTTGTCGCTCGCCTTCGGGGTTTTGCCCTTCGGTGTCGCGCTCTTTGCATTGTCGGCCATATGGTTTTCCTTATGGGTTCGGGTTTATCCCAGTGCCGGTTGACACTGCGATGCGTTCGCCAGACATGATCTCGGCCTGCGCAAGCTGCATGGCCGTTTGGTTGTCTTGCTGGTTCATGGTCATGCGGGCGTTGAGCTCGGCTGACTTGCGGGCGTCCTCGCGGTCCTGCTTCATCTGCTCAAGCTGCTGCTCGATCTGGAGCTTCTGCGCCTGAAGCTGCATCTCGGCTTGGCTCTGCATTGCCTCGGCCTGCATCTTCTGGCCCTCGATCTGCATGGCCGTCTGGTCTTTCTGCATTTGCATCTGCATCTTCTGACCGTCGAGCTGCATCTGCGCCTGATCGCGCTGCTGCTGTGCCTGTAGCTTCTGGCCCTCGATGGCGGTGCGCGGATCTTGCGGCGGCTGCGGTGCGAGTTGCTGCATCATCTGCATGGCCTGCGCAATGACAGGCGGCAGCGATGCGAACACCTCAGTCGCGTCGGTGACCACAGTCTGAGACGCCTCGGCCAGCATGCGGTCGAACGCACGGCGTGCCTCGTCGTCCTTGAGGTTCTTCATGTCCTCGCTGATGTCGATGCCCGACGTGTCTTCGGCCAACTCAAGCACGGTTGACGCATACCATAACGCAAGGTGCTCTTTGATGTGACCCAGAATGATTGGCAGATACGTCGGCGCGATGAGCTGGCTTCCGCCGAGTGTTGGGTTGAGCATGTACGCAAGGTGCGTCTTGAGGTGGGCGATGTGGTCCTGCTCAGGGAAGGCGACGATCGGTCGGCCCATGGTGGCCGCGACGTTTTCGTTGACCGCGTTCTGCTGCTTCGGCTCCATCGGCGGGACGAGCAGCTCCTTCGGGTTCGGTACGCGCAGCGTCTCAAGCAGACGCTCCTCGACCTTGCGCAGGTTGTACAGTTGCGGCAGTGCGGCGGCGCGCTGCGACACCGCCTGAACCTGCGCAAAGCGTTGGCTCTCGCTGAAGATCGCGGGGTCGGACACCGGCACGACGTCCATCGGGCCTTCGAAGTCTGCGCGCGTGGCCAGCACTTCGCCGACCTCGTGCTTCACGTCGGCGTCGTCCAAATACATCGCGTTGAGGCGGTGCAGGATGCGCAGCGTGCGGGCCATAGCGCCGTGCAGACGCGCGTGGATCGACGAGAACACGGTCATGCCCTCTTGGATTAGGGCGAGCGTCGTGCCGACTGGTGCGTTCGGGTTCTGGTCGGCCAGATTGTCCATCGACGTGCGGACCACGCCCTTGCCTGCGTCGACCACGAAGCCGAGCAGTTGGAACAGGGTCGGCGACGGCGGGTTGAACGGTATCGGCATGGCCAGCTTGCGGACGTCGTCCACGTTGAGGCCGCCCTCGATCTCCTCGACCTGCGTCGGCTGGATGTTCAGCGACTGGCCGCCGCGTGTGCCGCCCTTCAGCTTGAGCATCGTCGGCACGTTCTGGATGTGCGCGCTGTCCATCAGTGCGCGCAGCGCGCCGGTCGCGGCAGCGGATAGGCCGCCGATCATGTGCGGCAGGCCGATTGGATACGCGCCGCGCCACGGGATGAACGGGAACTCGACGAACCAGTCGAGTGGCTCGCGGCTGTCGTCCTCTTCGTCCCAGTTACGGTAGATCGCGAGCACCTTGCTCGATGGCTTGTCGATCGTGATGATGTACGGCGCGTTGCCGTCACCCTCGACGTCGGCGATGACGTGGCACTCGAACACGGTGCGCAGTCCATCTTCGTTGTAGCTGGTGTCGTTGCGACCCTCGATCTTGTCGTTGGCCACGTCGGCTGCCGAGCGCTCAGGCTCAAGACCGGCGGGCGTCAGGTCGACGTCGCGGTACATGCCGCTCTCGACGCGCTGCTCATAGTCGAGCTGCGTCAGGTACTGGACGTGCGTCTTGCGCTGCGCGGTGTAGAAGTTGGTCGCCGCGAATGGCAGGTACATGTCGTCGATCATGACGGCAAGGAAGCCGGGGCGGTTGCGCGCCTCGTCCCACGACATCTTGAGGTACTGCGCGCCGCCGAGCGGCACCTGCGTCAGTAGCTGCTCAAGCTCGGAGCGGAACTCTTGGCTCTGCACGGTGAGCTGCCAGTTCATCAGCGACGTCTTGCGCTTCGCCTTCTGGATCTTCTTGATCGTGACTTCGCCCTCGATCAGATCCTTGGCTGGGCCCTGCGGCGGCAGCAGCTCCTTGATGGCGCGCGACGCGAAGTCGATGCACGCCTCGGTCATCATCGGGTGGACGACCTTCGATGCGCCGTTGAACTGCGCGCCGCCGGGCGCGTCGTCACCGAGACCGGTGCGGCGGATGCCCTCCTCGTACTGCTCGTCGCGCTTCTTGCGCGCCTCCTTGTCGCGGCTGATCAGTTCGAGGAACTTCGACGCCAGTGACTTTAGGTCCGGTTCGGGCATAGTCTCGGCGAGGTTGTCGTAGAAGCTGCTCTCGCCTGCGGCTGGTCCGTTCTCGTCGAGCGTGACGATCGCGCCACCGTCCTCGGTGTCCTCAACGTCGGTCACGTCCTCGCCGTCGAACTCAACGACTTCGCCCTCGATGATGTCTTCGTCTTCGATCATTGCCTAATCCTTATTGCCCATACGGGTTCTGTATCACCTTCGGCGGTGGTTTGTCCATTTCTTGCTTCTTGTCGACCAGCGAGCCGAGCATGCCCTTGTCCATCATGAGCCGCATCGCCTGCGTCGTGCTGTCCACGAAGTCGTCGTGCTTGATGCTGCCCTTGCCGCTGAACGAGCAGAGCTGCGCCACCAGCGGGTCGGCCCAGACGCGCGGCTTGCCGGGGAACTTGTCGCTCTCAGGCAGGAACACCCTGCGCCGTGCGAACACGGGGCTGACCACATGCAGGCGCGCCAGCTTGTCTGCCCGTCCGGGGTTGTAGGCGTGCGCCAGTATCCCCTCGCGTTCGAGCATCTGTCTCAAGCTGATGCCGCTCCCCTTGTCCTCGATCAGCAGGATGTCTGGCTTGCGCCCAGAGGTCAGCGGCTTCGCGCTACCGTACATGGGCTTGATCAACGCGACGTCCTGATCGTCGCCATACGCCGTGTTCATTTCCTTCTTCACGCGCTTGATCAGGTCGGGCATGCCGAGCTGCTCCTGCCAGCAGTCGAGCAGCAGGGCGTAGCCCTTGCCGTCGTGCTGGAACACGCCCCAGACGCTGCACGCCGTGTAGTCGGCGTCGCCGCTCTTCTTGTCGCGGGTCGCCTCGGTGTACGCGGTGTCGAGTGACATGATGATCCAGTCGAACGCGGGCAGCGGCTTCTTCGCGGGCCAGAGCTTGAGCCAGCTCTTCTTGATGATAGCGTTCTCGCTTGGGTCCAGCAGCTCCCCGTGGATCTCCTGACGCCCGATGGTTGTCCCCTCGTATGCCTCCAAGCTCTCGAAGAACCGATCGGGCAGGTTGTCGCGGTTGTCGAACGTCGAGCCGGTGATGATGGTGCGGCCCTGCTTCGGGATGATCAGCTTGCGCACCAGCTCGACGGGGCGCGGCGTCGTCGTCCACAGCACCTGCGGCTTCGCGCCGAGGCGCAGGCCCATCATGGCCATGTCCCACGTCTCTTCGGCGTTCTGCCATGCGGCCAGCTCGTCGCACCATATAAACTG